TCGTCGTTTCGCGTAGACTTAGTAACTAAATAATTTTTACTCTCAGCTTCTTTACGAAAGTTATTTTCTGTAATCCAGCCATTCATCATTCATTCTCCACAAAGGGGTTATTAATCTCAGTCATTCTACCAGTTTCTTTATTGTAATGCAAGTAGCAAGCAACACCTGTCTCACCAGTGTACCTATTCTTTAGAATACGTATGGTTGTAGTATTGGCTTCTGTCTCATCGTCTGCTTGCTGGTTTCTTTCCAAGGCTATGACTCCATCAGAAAGATGTGCAATGCTGGCAGAGCCGCGCAGATGTGAGAGAGATACCTCACGCCCATCTTCATGCCCCCTATCACCTGCTGGCCTACGTAGGTGGCTAACAAGCAATAAAGATATACCTGTTTCTTCCACAAGAGAACGTAGCTTGGTCATAAGAATATCAATAGACTTACGCTCATCACCCATATCTTCCTGACCTGATACAAGAATAGATAGATGGTCAAGTATTACCCACTTACATCCTAAAGCTTTGGACATATACCTAACACGGGATAATATTTCTTCATTGGAGATTGAACCAAAATGGTCAAAGGCAAAGAACCTTTTAGTTCCTATGGTTTTATCTTGCCATTCACGTAGTTGTTCGGATGAGAACTGGTCACGCACTTCTTTAATGTAAAGCCTAGCGTTGGCCTCGACACTCATGATGTTGAAAGCTGTGTTGCGTACACTTTCTTCCATTGCCAAGACACCAATGTTATCCTTGGTATTCATCATGAGATGGTGCATGAGTTCACGCATAATACTTGACTTACCCATACCAGCCCCACTGGTGAACGTAACAAGCTCACCTGTTCTCATACCATAAGTTTTTTCATTAAGGCCAGACCAAGGATAAAGACAAGTATCACAATAATTTTCCTCATATAAACTATCTCCTAAGTCATGTAGATTAATAATACCAGCAGGAGTAAATGGTTTAGCCGCCCACCACAGAGTCATAAAGTCTTCTGACTTACCAATCTTGAGATATTCATTGGCATCCTTTAAATCCAAAGACATTATCTTACATTTATTGGGTTCAAAGATTGCAGCTACATCATCAGCGGCTTGCCTACCAGCTTTATCATTATCAAAACATAAAACAATATTATCAAACTGATTAAGGTATTCAAAGGATTGCTTACAGTTTGATGCCGCTGATGCCGCACCATTTTTGAGAGATACGACAGGCCATTTAGAACCCATCATTTGATAGGCACTCATGGCATCAACTTCACCCTCACATACAGTAATGTACTTGCCCTTTTGCGTGAAGATGTGTTCACCAAACAAACCAGCAGAGGTCATTGGTCCTTCAGACCAGAATTTTTTGTTTAATGTATCACGAACTTTATTGGAAATGTGATTACCATTCTTATCAAAGTATTGGTAGATATGATGGGTGGTCATAGAGCCTTGCTTTTTTGTTAATGTTTTATATATCATAGCGGTATTCTTGACAATCTTTCGGTCAGGAATATCTCCATATTCTGCATTAACATTATTTTTAAGTGGTGCTGTAGACATATTATCTAATCCTTTTTTCCAAACTTCATAAGAAAAACTTTCTCTACCGTCTGAGAAAGTATGATGGTCACAACTAAAACAATGAGTCTGCCCATCAGGATAAAAATGTTTTGCGTCTGATGAACCACACTCAGGACATGGGCCTTTGTATCCTTTTTCTTCTGGTTGCACTGTGTTCCCCTTTCTTTATAGAATATGCGGTAGAGGGTCTAACTCCTAACATATAACATAGGCTTCCTCTATCGTCAAGCTCCATCTTTGCTTCACGTTTAGTTCTAAAACTTTTAATGAGTATATCTTTATAATAAATATTATACATCTTCAAAAGTTTCTTTCCATAAGTTGTCTACAAATTCTTCCTTATCCTCCATCATTTCATTGAGTTCTATCTTTGCAAGATACCTTGCTTCTTTAATATCATAGCCTTCTTCTTTGTACTGCTTCAGAAGATTACGAAAAAGAGATTGCCTATCTCTCTGCCAGAAATTTTTAATCATTTCCAATGACATCCTTTTCGTGGTCTTCTATGAATTGAAGTACGTCATCACTATCTAAAGGGTCATACCCATTATCAAGCATCATATACCAGAGGTCAGCAGGATACCCTAAAGACTTTCGTAAAGTCTCTTGTCTTTTTTTCCAATATGAATAAAAATTAATTATCTTTGCTGTCATCTAATTCTACCCATGCACTACCATTCACAATGCCACTCTCTTGCTTTGCTTTTGATAGTTCTTCTCTAAGTTTCTTAATTGTTTCCTCCTGTTTTTTTACTTGTACTTTAAGTGTACTTACATTCTTATGTAACTGAGAAACTATAGCATTGTATTGACTAATGGAGTCTGTCAATTCTAATCTCCCCTTCACTGTTAGCCATTACTTCGGTGTCAATGCCCATTGAATTTAAAAATTTTAAAGCATCTTTTATTGTTTCAAACTTCATAGGAAAACCTACTGGATTTGTCATGATATCAAAGCAGTCGAAATTATTTGCATGGTCTGGTGCTTCTCTTATTATATCATGAACAATTACAAACATGATAGACCTTAATTCTTTGCAATTTTATATTTTAAGTTTGAAGGAATTTTTCTGGTATTCAAAACTTCTTTAATATATTCTTTAAATAATTCCGCACCTTTGAATGTAGGTGGGGGATAAAGAATATCTTCATTCTTCATAAAGAAAATACACATCTTTGCTACATCCTCAAATGAAACTGCAACATTATTATATAACATAATGCGGTCTTCGGGAGACTTTCTCCCCTGTATAAATTTAAATTTATTCACTGGCCTATCAACCAATCATTTTTATGAGAGTTTGTATCACATGATGGACACGCCATAGCTGACCATGAAAAGTGGTGTACTAACTCTGGCTCACCACATACAGGACAGATAATAACTTTACCATTTTTACCAGCCCTTGTATAGCGGTTGACATTTTTAAATCCATTTTTATAAATGTTTGAGTACATTGCCCTACCATTGACATCAATTTTCAATGCTTTAAATAGCCACTCAAAAAAATCTTTATCCATTATACTAATCCTTATACAATTTTGCGGTTGTCAACAAAGTCACCTAATTCTCTCTCAGTAAAAGCTATTTCTTTTTCAATCACAGTTTTTATAGAGACAAGACACTGTAACTTTTCAGAATAATCTAATAATTTATATCCATCCTTCATAATTAAAGTAGGACTCCCACTAATCTTATTCACTTCCATTAAAATAGACATTAGTTTCTCCCTTGTCCTTGATACTTTTTCCAACTCCTTCGCTTATGCTTATTGGTTGGGCGTGACCTAACAGAGTTGCCAATAGAAGTTTTTTTCTTGACAACTTCTTTATGTTCATAAACTTTTATTTGCTTCTTTGCCATTAGAACTATTTACCATATCTAAAAAACCATTTATATCTGAAAGACTAACTTCAGTTATAGAACTTACATTAGATACTGTTAAGATATAATCTTTATCTGTATCAGGTATATCTTCATACCTCTTGTAATTAGTATTCATCTTCCACACCCTCATCTACTTTTAAAATAATATCTTTATTATCTGCTTCTCCAAGTGGGTACATATATATGATATCATATACTTTACCATTTGGCAACTCTATTTTAACATTTTTATCTAATGTCTTGCCATCTGCATCGTAATATTCAAACAATAAGTTACGAATTAGTTTTCTGTAGGTGAGATTCTCAGTCATCTCTAATCCTTTTCTTTGAGATATCTACAAGCTCTTTATTTATTTCACTACCTATAAACTCTCTTCCTAATCTGTTTGCTACTACTCCTGTAGTACCTGTGCCACTGAAAGGGTCATACACTACATCACCTTCATCTGTAAAGTTTAAAATTATTTTTTCTACTAGCTCCTCTGGAAACGTAGCCTTGTTACCATCGAAACTTTTACTAGACCTTTTAACTCTCCAGATATTATCCAGTGTACCTCTATCAAACCTACCTGTTCTATACTTTCTACTAATAGGATAATCATTATCGAATACTAATATAAATTCTGTGACACTATTCATGACCTGCGTCATCATAGCTGGTGGTGCATATCCCTTATCCCATACGATAATCTCCTTGAGGTTATTGGCAAACTCACCAATCATTTTAAAGATAGACCTCTTTGACCCTGTAACTACTTGTACATTATAGAATACTAATTCACTTACTCTTAGTAATTCTCTTAGTATTTCTGTATGTAGTTTATTGTATTCCTCTATTGGTAAGTTATCAGGGAAGTCTGAATACTTTGTAGAAAATTCTTCTTCTACTATTTGTCTTGAACAATACTTACCATTACGAATACGTAGGTTCATGTTGTATGGTGGTGATGTGATGGTAGCTTTGACTTGACCACCAAACATATTGTTCATTGTTTGTAAACAATCTTCGTTATGTATAGCCCACATTTCTTTACTCCATGCTTAGTGTTGGACTGCCCCATGCACTATCTACAAGACCTACGAATAGTATGTCTTTCTCTTTGTAATCTTCTCGTACTTCTTCTTCGTTCTCGTATTGGTCAGCATCTTCAAAGAACTCTTCTATGCCATGCCCTTCACATTCCCTGCACTCTTCTGCTTTCTTGCTTGGGTCATTGCCATACGTTTCACCTTCACCATGACACCATGCACAGTCGCATATTATAGCCCATTTTTTATCAGTCATTAGTCAACTCCATTTGTATTCATAGCTGTAATTATATTCTGCATCAAGCGATGCCCAATGGGACTCATAGGAGTGGTCCCAATTTAGGCAATCTCCTGTTGCTACATCACGATTAGCAAGGGCTTTAGCCCAATGTTCCAAGCTGGGTTCATGGTTTAAGGGTAGTTCTTCTTGAAAGCTTATCATCATTGGTCATCTCCCCCTGTAATCCAAACATGGAAAGCGTATTCACCCTCATCACTCACGAAATCTTCAAGAAATATATAGTTTATTTTAATAGAACTCTTATCTGCTATTAGTTCATTAATAAGTCCTACTGCTTTTTCAAAACCATCAGATTGATGACTATCATTAAATACAATAATACTTTTCATAAGTCATCTCCTAAAATAATTACACAATCACCAGTTGTTAACTCACGAATATAAGTTTCACTATTTTCTTTATACTCTTCTGTTGGATAAGCCACAACGCTTACTTCTTTTTCGTCGTTTGACCAATCCCACGAATAATTAATTGAATAAATCTCATCGGTTTCTTTGTCATAGATGTCTATCCACGTATCAGCCTCAAGTAAAGCCTCACTGTTTTTAGCATTATCTAAGCCGAAAGCTATCTCTCTTTTCATGTCGTTAATAACAGCCTTCAAACATTCTTTTTCAAACTCTGGTCTTAGTTTCATTGGTCATCTCCATCTAAAATTCTTAGTGATAATCTAACAGCCAGCTTCTGAAACTCTGCTGGATACTGATAACACATCCATTCTCTAGGCCAATCTGTTGCTATGTTTGCAGGGTCATTAGCCAACTGGTACAAACCATAGTGGCGTACCCATCTATCTTTTTCTCTTGCTTTCATTGTATTATCCTATAGTAAATCCAGTTACTTTTAAATATATAATCACCAATACCAAGCAGATAATGCCTAGACACGTCAGGTATCCAAACAAAGGGTTATTAAACATCACAGTAATCCTTTCAAAATTTGTTTAACTTCTTTCTGTGTTCTCACTACCATACTACTATCCCATTGAGACTTGTCAATCTTTTGTCTCTCACTAGTACAGTTAGGACATATTCTTAGATGTTCTTGTATGTAAACTTCTTTCTTACACGCTAAACATTTCTTTAATTTAAATCCTTTAGTAGGTACAATTACTCTGCTCATTCTATTTTTTATAGATAAACCGTAATTCATAGGGTCACATTTACCAGCCCTAAACTTTATACCCATACAAACATTACGTGTTAATTGTTTACCTGTTTCTTTATAATATTCATCGCGCATTATAGTGGCTATTTGTTTTCCACTAAAGCCTTTACTAAATAAATTTAATATTTCATTCTTAAATTTAGTTGATAGTATTTTCTTCATTCAAATTCTCCTTTGCATTTTGCTATGTCATGTTCAAAAGATTGTATAGATGGAAATACTTTATACAAACTACCTTCAACATATACTTTAATCTTCCTTGAATTTTTTACTTCAATTATTTCTACGTCAAGGGGTATCATATCAAATTTGGATTGCCAAGCATCAACTATAACACTATCTGAAAATGTATAGCCCCACTTTTTATCTAACATTTTTACCTACCTTTCCAATATCACCTGCGACATGATGGCGCACTGTTGAACCAAAGGGTAATTTCTTTACCCAATCTAATACTCTTTCTCCATCTGTCATATTAGATAATATTTTACCTGTATTTTTCCACGTAAATTTTACATATCCATTGGCAGCATAGCATGGTATTTTCTTCCATTGTTTCCACTTAAACACTACAATAAATTTTCTATCTGGTCTAGCACATAAGGGACCAGCACTACCACCACAATTTGCACATTGAATATGGTCATGCTTATCAGCAGGGCAGGGCATGAGTTGCACACCATCTACTTTCCTTGCTGATGGATTTTCTTCTGCCCATACAGTAGGTATACCATCTTTAAAAGATTGTACTGCTTCTTCCTGTGTACTGGCAGAAAAATTAAGTGTTGTTCTCTTTGGCTTATTAAATCCAAACCCTTTCCATTTATCAGGTGGAAAATGAGAGTATGAAAAACTAATTCCATTTCTAGGCACAGCCTTTGCCAATGCTCTTGCATATTCTTCATCTACTTCTGAAGCTGTCTTTGCATCAACGGGTTTTAAGGGACACTTATCAGGACATGAGCCATACATATCTTGACCACCACTACGATATGTTTGTGGTATGTTACCTGTTTTTCTTTGGGTAGATACATCAAGAAATTTTATAGCCATTTTATTTCTCCAAAGTTTTACTAATTATTTTGTATATGTTTTTTATTATAAGTAAGTATGCAATTATTGTATTCTTTAAAGCATCTGTCAGACATTACCCCAATTATTTTATCATATTCTTCTAATAATTTGTTGTAATAACTAGAGTTTACAGGATGCAATTTCATTGCTTCCTTTACATCTCTTAATGCGAAAGATAATTGATTGTCGCTATATGTTTTGTAAGTTATACCCATTTATTTACCTTTCAAAATAAGTTTACCTGCTTCTAGCCTAGCACTTTCTTGTGGGGTATTCAACCATTGGTGCATAGATAAAGCCTTGACCATATTTTTAATAGCCCATTTTGGTTGATTGCCTACAATTTTTTTAGCTTCTTCCAGTGTCATCATTATTTCCCCATGATTCGTAAAATTTCAGTTATCATATTTGATCTATTAGCTAGGATATTAAATTTATGTTTTGTATTTGTCAACTTTTTAAGGAACTCATTATGATCGTACCAAGAATTTTCTTTCTCAAACATATGCAGAAACGCTTCAGAAAATTCTTTTCGTTTAACAGTCGTCTTAGTTAGTGAGGGATTGCATGAAGCATACTCTATTTGTCTCAATTTATATAAAGTATTTTCTATGTGTGGTAAATTATTTCTGTTAATAATAAACTTACCATCTTTGAAGTCTCTATTACCGCCATTGGCTGTATCTCTAGTGCTAGAACATTGTGCTATACCAATCAATATACCTGCAGTAACAGGGTTTGCTTCCAATATTTGCAAAAACTTTTCGTAATTTTTGTTACCATTCTCAGCATAGAAGTGAGCAAAGTCTAATAAACTCCAGTTCTTTTGATTGGAATTTAATACACCAATTAATTTTGCAAATTTAGGATCAACAATTATCACCCATATGGGATTACCAAGCATTAATGCAGCCTTATATCTATGTTGTCCATCAATAATCTTATAACATTTTTTCTTTGCATTCCAACAGATTACCATTGGAGCGCATTGTAAAAGATCAGGAGATATTTGCATACTTACATTTAAATTTCTAACATTTTTCATAGAAATTTTTCTGTTACAAACCAACATTTTTAGCTCATGATATAGCTTACTTGATGGTTTTATTTCTTTGTACTCTGGTTTTAACATGGGTAGTCCTTTCTTTTGTTCTGGTGTATTGAATACGGCTACACCATAGACCGTAAATCTTTACTTTTTATTTTTTAAAATATTTGTTATTACAAATTGTATAATCTAAATAGACTATACAAGCTATTATAATTATTAAACCCATCAAACTTAATAACATTTGTAAAGTGAGTTCAAAGGGTAGCAATGTCCCACTTAATATCAGGAAAATTCCAACTAATATTCCTAATGTTACTGCTATTTTTTCAATCATAGTAAATTCTCCTATACAAATTTAATTGTGACTGATTTAACTACGCCGTCTTCTATTTCTGCATAGACAGGATACTCTCCATCACCATGTCCTGTTGTAACGCACACGCCTAAACCTTCAGCGTATTCATTAAATCTATTTTTAGTAATGTAACTCATTGATGTGTATAGTTTATTTGCCATTGCTTTAATAATTCTATTCCACAGATCATTACCGTCAACATCAAGTATGGTGCGTTGACTTGCATCATCAGGTAAGGTATAGCATGGATCACCTATAAAACACATACCTGCATCGACTCCGATTGAGCCTATTTTTATACGAGACATTTTACTTTTGCCCTTTCTTCAGTTCTAAACACAGTTTATCAATATGATTGAGTAATTTTTTTCTGTTATCAGGTGGTAAATCCATAGTAGCATTGACAATATTGAGAATGCATTCGATAACTTTAGGTTCAGTCATTATTTTATTCTCCTATAGGTTGACTGGTTTGATTTTCATTTTGTCCTTATCTGTGGGCTGATCCAAGGGTTATGAAATTTTCAAAGTCTCTAATGTTTTTAGAGCTTTAGTTGCTTTTGGATCAACTGTACGTTTATTGTCACGATTGAACCGTTTAACAATGGAATCAAGAGCCTTTTGAATATCAGAAACGTCAAAATATTCTGTTTTCTCAGGTATTGGAAAAGACTCCCAAAATGGTTGCTTAAATGCTTCTTCTAGATCGTACTCAAGAGCATCGTCGCTTTTGTCTTTAGTGAATTTTCCACCTTCAAAATTAATAGGTGCAAAAGACATTGCCCATCTAACAAGACCGCCGCGATTTGCGTAGCCTTTAGGCATTGCATCGTGAACACGTTGCATTGGTCCCAAATCTCCGCAGTTTTCGACGTGTTTCATTGCAAACTTAGCACATTCCCATACAGAAGTTTGGGAGTTTTTGGATTGTCTTTGAAACGTATTTAGTCGTTTGTTAAAATCGTCAATTGTTTTAATAGTCATGGGTATGGTTCTCCTCTTTGGTAAAGGTCAGACCAGCCCACAAACAAGGACAAAAATTAAACCCAATAGGTGACTTACTAACCCGTCTGATAAGATTTAGCTTGTAGGTTCGCTGGCTTGATCGGTTTTCGCAGGTCAAGCGCATTGGCATTCCAGTCAGCTATCCCAAATATCGGGGCTTTCAAGAATTGACTTAGTACCCTGCAACTTGCTAGGTTGCCCGATAGCTAAGTCTGTTATAGGGTTTACAATTAGGGCGCACTTATCCCTAATACACCTACCTATGGTATATAATGGCGTTGAATTACACGCTCATTCGGCACATAGTACCGCATAAAGGGGGCTTTTAAACCCCCCTTAAACTGTAATATGTCTTACATTTTCGCGCCTATTAATGCGACGCGCATTGTTTGCATTCCATGACCAATCAACGCGACGACTTCCCACAATATCGCTTGCGGTTTTCGGCCATGATGTCCGATAATAAGTATCACCCGCTGATTTAATCCTAGCAAATTGCGCTAGTCTTTTGGCGTGTTCGTATTCTTTACGCTCACGCAATTCCTTACGCTCACGTTTCCCTAGACGTGCCATGATTAGCACTCCTTATTTATGATTAGGTTTTACATTAAATTGAATTAATCACCTAACAATAACCATAATACTGATTATGCAAATCATAGCAATAAAAAAATGACTAATATTCTTTCGTTGTTTATAGTATTTTTGAAATTATATTATAAATTTGAGTAATAATATTAGTAGCCATTTAAACGGCCTAGAACGTGCCACCACGGCCTATCTCTATTTTGTGGTGCCTAGTATCCTATTTTGTAAAGTTCTATATTTGTTCTCCTATTGTTCCCGTTTTGTTCCACTGGAGATGTTCTCGTTTTGTTCTCTTTTGTTCCAAGCTCATATCGTCATTGCAAATGAGAATCATTCTCAATATCGTCATATGCAAATGAGAATCATTCGCAGAAACACTAGGGTTTGAGAATGAGAATCATTATTAATTAGCCAATATAGACAAGAGCAGGAGGATTTAACTAATAATGATAATCATTCGCAACAACTATGGTGGTTTTTGCAATTAAGAATCATTATCAACTAGAATTGCAATTAAGAATCATTCGCAACTAGGGGGTGGGGGAAAAAACGCGGCAGTTACTTCGCAAAGGATAGTATCTAAGGTGGAGGAAAATTATCAAAAAATAAAATCAATAAAAATATTTTTTAAAAGCGGCTATAAAGCTACTTTAAAGTTACTTTAATTTATATTATTATTATTTTTATTAATATTATATTTGCATATTAGTACTTTTTAGTGTATAATAGTACTATGAATATACTAGAAAGCACTAATGAGTATCTACAACCCTTTATTAATTTAAAAGGATTGTTAGATCAAAAAGTAAACCAAGAAGCTAATACAGATTTTATTACATTTGTTAGGATGATGGCCCCTATGTTGGTATCTGACTGGCGAATGGGTCGTCATATAGAAGTTATATCCGATAAGTTAAAAGACCTAGAGGATGGTACAATAAAAAGGCTGATGGTATTTCTACCACCACGCTCTTCAAAGTCTGTTATCTGCTCAAAACTCTTTCCTGCTTGGTATATTGGTAGAAATCCTGAACATGAAATACTGACTGTATCCCATAGTGACCAGTTATCCTCTGATTTTGGCAGGTCTGTTAGAGATATTGTCAATACAGAAGAATTTCAAAAGATATTTAAAGGAGTCTCTCTCAGGAGCGACGTAAGAGCCGCTGGTAAATGGAAGACAAACCAGAATGGTACGTACTATGCTGCTGGTGTACGCTCTCAAATAGCTGGACGTGGCGCACATATTGCTATATTGGATGATGTGATGTCTGAAGAGGACGCTATTAGTTCATCAGGTAGGAGATATATTAAAGAATGGTATCCTGCTGGACTAAGAACCCGTATTATGCCCAATGGTTCTATAGTTATTATCAATACACGTTACCACTATGATGACCTGTGTGGCTGGTTGCTAAAACAACAGGAGAATATGGGAGAGTTTGAAACAATTCCTTGGGAAGTTATCAGAATACCTGCATGGGTAGACGATGATGCATCAGAACTCTTGGGACTCCCTGTAGGCTCCAGCTATTTTCCAGAGTGGAAGAGTGATGATATCTTAAAAATGGACGAGAGCGAGATTAAAGCCAGTAATGGTAGTCGATACTGGAATGCTCTCTACATGCAAGACCCCACTCCAGAAGAAGGTGGTATCATCAAAAAGAAATGGCTCAAGTATTGGGAATACGAGGAGCCGCCAACATGTGACTTCATAATTCAAACCTATGATACAGCATTCTCGACACGAACTACGGCTGATTACAGTGTCATACAGACATGGGGTATATTCTCCATGTACAATCAGGATGAGATTGGGTATGAGGATTTTGTACCGCATATGATATTATTGGGGAATATACGTGGCAGGTTTGAATATCCAGAACTGAGAAAGCTGGCACAGAAACTCTACAATGAACACCAGCCAGATGTATGTATGGTGGAGAAGAAGGCCAGTGGACAATCTCTGATACAGGATATGCGTAGAGGTGGACTCCCTGTTATGGAGTATAATCCAGATAGAGATAAGGTATCTAGGGTATATGCAGCCTCACCTATCATAGAAGCTGGTAGAATGTGGATACCCAATAATAAGAAGTGGTCAGATGAACTGATTGAAGAATTACTAAGATTTCCCAATGCAGCACACGATGACCAAGTAGATGCCATGACAATGGCTATACACTATATGAAGGAGTCTTGGCACTTAACACACCCCGATGACCCACATTATGATGATGAAGTAACAGAGAAGAAAAAAACTTATTGGACCTTCTG